CTTGGGTCACTTGTATTAATACAAGTGGCTCATTTATTTTAATTTATAAAGGAGCAGCTTATGCGTTTTAATGTAACAAAACCAATTGAAAGTTTAGAAGACGTTAAGAAATTTAACAAACATTGTTTTAATCGTTGGGGAGGTGGTTTTCATCCAGACGATTTTGAAACCTACTCCGAGCTGGAGAAAGACCATCATAAAAGAAAAATTAAATTAAAGTTTTTCTATATGAGAAGATACAAGGATTGCGAAGAGCTGGACTCCAGCTTTTTTTGGGATGACTTATTAAACTTAAGTAGACTTGATTTTTTTAAGAGAGTAGGTAAAGAGAATTATTTTTAAAGGAGATGAATATGGAAAGTAATTTATACAGAATGATCCAGCTTTTAGAACTTCAGCTAGTTAAAACTAACTTAGCTGATGCTTGGTTAAGAAGGATTTGGCAAGATAAGATTAATGAATTAATGCTCAAGGTCACAAGGCTGCCGAGATAAGCCAATTAAAAAAGGGGGCGCAATGCCCCCTTTTTATTTTATGATCTTAATTTTTCTAATAGTTTACTAACAGCCTTCTCATTAAACCCTCCAACATTCCATTCGTAAATGTCATTGAGTTCTAAACCCTCAGCTTCACCTAAATAGTTATGACCATTCTTCCAATTGTAAAGAGTGGCAATAGTACCATCAGCAAATTCAAAAGCCCATTCAACATCTGTTTTATAGTTGTCACATAAATTTGGATTAGGTGCACCGAATGCCTTTAACAGCTGTTCGTAACTAGCTTTGATATAACCTTGGAGGCTAGTTCCTCCTACATTTTCAGTTGCTTCCATTTTATTCTCCCTTTCGGTTAATTAATACTTGATTATTATCCCATATAGTTTTATATGTCAATGGAGTTTATGAGGTTGTACTTTTCAAAGCCGATAAGTTGTTTTATCTATGCTCAAAACAACCTCAAACATAAGGAGTGATTATGCCTAATTGGACTAGTAATAATGTTTTATTTGTTGGTAAAGAAAATCAACTTAAAAAACTACAGACTATGTTGAAATCAGATGATAATGAATTTGATTTTAATAATGTGATTCCAATGCCGAATGAATTGTCTGATACAGTAAGTGGATCAGAGAATGCAAAACCAGAGTGGCAAAAGAAACGATCCCAAGAACTAATATCAAAATATGGTGCTGATAATTGGTATTCATGGAGTATTGAAAATTGGGGTACAAAGTGGAATGCCATTGATACTGAGGTCGAGCAACGTGATGGAACTTTAATCTATCGTTTTAACACGGCTTGGGATTGCCCTAGAAGAATTGCTGAAGCATTACTAAGAATGCAAAAAACAATTCTTCAAGATATAAATATATCTTGGGAATGCATTCATGAAGACGGCGACGAAGAAGAAACAATAATAGATATAGAGGCTGAGTATGACATCCAAACCTCTTGATCAAATGTCCACGCAAGAATTAAAACTTGCGTGGGGCAAACGTGCTAAAGATTTTCTAGTGGGTAGAAAAATAGTTGATGTTTACTATCACTCAGAAAAAGAAAACGAAGACATCTTTGGAGACATGGACGCAAGAACTAATATCAAAATAGTATTTGATAATGGCCATTGGATCACAGCCTCAAGAGATGATGAAGGGAACGGAAGTGGAGTTATCTTTACTACCGATCCTAAACTTTCAGTAATCCCCTCTATATAGAGGGGCACTCCCGAAGCTACCTGGTTTACATTCCCAGGTAGCTGCTTCAAGCAGCTCAACCAATTAAAATGTATTAATGCTCAAGGTCTCAAGGACCAGGGCACAAGCAGCTTCTAAGCAGCTCAGCCGCCTCAAGGCTCAAGAATTTTTTTTAATTTAATGCTTGCATTGTTATGGGAATTATCTTATATAATAGATAGGGTCAAATAACGTTAGCCACATTAAATTGTGGGGTTGGTAATTCTAGGATCTATCCAGTTCAACACCGAGTTTTGGCCCTAACATAGGAGTGAATATGAATATAAAAGAAGCGAAGGCAATTGTAGGAGGATTGAGTAATCCAAGCAAGATGCCTGGTTATGGCTACGGCTTAAGCGCATTCGATTGTGCGGTAGGCTCGAAGCTTAGACTAATTAAAAATAGTACGTGCTCGATGTGTTACGCTTTAAAAGGGCGGTATACATTTCCAGGAGTCAAGAACGCTCACGCCAACAGACTTGAAGCGATCACTAAATCCAATTGGGTTGAGGCCATGGTACTATTGATTAATAATTACGGTAAGAAAATACCTTATTTCAGATGGCATGATTCAGGAGATCTACAAAGCCTGGACCATCTTAAAAAGATTGTAGCTGTTGCGATGCGCACGCCGTCAGTCAAACATTGGCTGCCGACTAGAGAAGCGGGGATCTTGAAAACCTTCTACAAAGAGGGCGGTTCACTCCCGGGAAACCTGGCAATCAGGGTTTCAGCTACGATGATTGACGGCAAGCCCCATAGCAATGTGGGGTTAACGTCAACTGTAAGCAAGAATGAAAAGCCAATAGGATATAGCTGCCCGGCTGGAAAACAAGACAATGAATGTAAATCTTGCCGCGCTTGTTGGAATATCAATATACAGAATGTTAGTTATGCAGCTCATTAAATTTGGGCATTGTGATTATTGCTTCAGGAGGTATCTCCTGGAGCTGATGATCGTGGCAAAGAATGATGGTCCACATTTATGTATCAAATGTTTTAATAAGGACACAAGGGACAAGGATCAAGGGTTCAAGGCACAAGCATTGATTAACCAAGACTCAAGAGCTGGCCAATTTATTTCATGTGAAAAGAAGGCACAAGGTTCAAGGGTCAAGCCTTGAGACGCAAGGTCCAAGGTCCTTCCCCCAGAGTACAGAGCAATGCCTCTCGAAGGGAGGGTCTGTACCATAATAAAATTCTTACCACCAAGCCTAGATCGGTGCATATTCCACGATATCTGTCCCGGAGAGAGCTTAACTTTATTACCTAAACTTACCTTAAGTTCACACCAAAATTCACCATAACCTTTTTTTGGATCATTAAATAATCCATTTAAATCAGGGATTCCTACAGGAGTAATGGCTTCTATTCTAGTCCAGGTAATTTTTGACGAATTATTCTTTATTATCTTCCAGAATTTCGTCTCTGGTTTGGTCGTCATCGGTAGTAAAGCTCCCCTCAATTGATAGTTTTTTATCCATGTCAGTAAGCAATTTATCCACCTCTTCACGGTTTAATTGATCGATTGATCCATGCATAATTTCTTTTCTATCAATGTATAAACCACCCACTTGACCTCGAGATTTTTCTGCTTGAACGGCAGCATTCCAATTGCCTTTTTCTTCAGCACCCTTGCTTAACTGATCCAATCTTTTTAAATGTCTTTGTAGATTAATCTCATATTTCTTTTCATCCAGATTCCTAAGCTCTCTGATATATTCTGCAACATGAGGAGTTTTTCTAAGAACAGAGGCAGTCTTTGAAGCAACTGATTCAGCATAACCTGCTTCAATAGCACAAGCTGTTGCTGTCTTTTCTTCTCCATGCTCAACAAATAAAACACAGAATTTAATCTGCTTTGGAGTTAATCTATCTCTTATGATATCAATATCCATACTACCCTTATAATTTAAATTGGCAGAAAATAAAGGTTTTAATTTTTACTGCTACGTCTGATTCTAGGTGATGTAGCAGCCATGTAGCACCAAATTGAGGTTTAACTCGTTGATATGTATAGTGATTTTCTCTACTGCTACACTGCTACACTGCTACAAGGGGGTAAGTGAGTTTTTGTAAAGAGAATAGGGTCAAAAAACACTATACACTGTATTGATTATGTGTATAGATGGTCTTGCCTCAATCAAAAAGAGGTTATTCACTCCCTTCCCTCACATAGTTTTCATTCTTCTGTGTGAGGGACCATTTTCTATTGACATCTTATATTACATGGGATATTTAGTATATAAATAACCCTTAAAAACGGAGGCGAATATGGGTAAAATGAAAGCATTGTTGCTTACTATGGAAGAAGAGGCCGCTGAATTATCAAAACTTCAGTTTTGTTTAAAGCATGGTGCAATACACCAGGATATTTGGCATAGAATCGAAGAAGAGAAAAAGAAGATCGATGATGGAATGAGAGAACCAGAGGAGACAGCATGAAATCAAATGAAGAAATGTTTACTGAATTAGTTGCAATTATGGATGATATTGAAAGCACTCAATGTTTATATCGTTACTTCGATAAAAACTTTGTTAATAAGTTCTATGATATCAAAGATGAGATCGCATTCTTAATCAATGATGACTATTGGAATGACGCTGATGAACCTAAAACTTTGGA